TGCCATGTCAGTGGCGCTTGTGAGGGCTATGAAATTCTCATGTTTGTAAAATGGTAGAGACAGTTCACACCCTTGGCTATTTTGTGGAAAAATCCAAGCTCCTGGTAGTTGCGACTGTGGTACCAAGTTGAGAGCATTGGTACTCGTAGGTATCCGACCATGAGTATTCCACAATGGTGTGTAGACCACCTTAGCAGCACCATAATTAAACGGTGTACTATTGATGATGATCTTGATCTTCAACGTTGCCCTCAAGAACGCATAGTTGTCAATCTTGCGTTTGATTGCAGTATTAGAAAAGAACAATGACCATGGATCAATGGTGTTCAATCCAAGATAGCCAACTGGGTCAGACTCCAACCAATTCAACGTATGAATTCGCACAGGTCGTTGCAAAAATCCCGAAAGATCAGCGAGAGTGTTAGCATCACCAACGTCGGCTTCAGCCCAATTCGTGTCGGGCGATACTGTAACACCTGCAATTTGATCATTGAAATCTGTAGTGGGTAAGCTTGTGGCCAGTTCAGGCCCACCCACTGTTGGCACCGGCAACGCAGTTTCCGGTTCGGCTTGAATCACACAGCCAAAACACCGCGACGCACATTTCTGAGATTCCCACTCAAATTGTGCTGCCGCATTGGTCTGGACCTCAAAATCACGCTCTCCGTACACATCTTGATAGGTCCAACCATCCTGTCCATTTTCTATCACCAGTTTGGAATCTGGTCTTTTTTCTGTTTGTTTAGTAAGGAAAAATTTAAAACACAAATACGCAAATCTCCTCAAACTCACGTAGGAACATGAACTTCACGGGCACTCTGAACCCTCACTCCTAAAAAGGCGAACACGACGGGGCGTGTGAGTTACAACATTTTGGCACACTTATTTATTACGCAAGAACATGAAAAAACAATAAACACAGACAACAAAACATTGGCAACAGATGGTTTCGGATTACTCCGGGTGGCTGTAGCACACACCCAAAACATTTTGACACACTTATTTATTACGCAAAAACAAACAATAAACTCAGACAACAAAACATTGACAACAGATGGTTTGGATTACTCCGGGCGGCTGTAGCACACACCCAGTCTTCCAACATAAATTCCCTCCGACGCGCGCCAAAAGCGCTCGTACAGCATATCCCATGTCGGAAAGGGGTTGAGGCGGTATTCGGGACCCAAGTCGTACGTAGCTACCACACTCAACAGGAACTCACGCTCTT